TGGTAATTGGACAGCTCGATATTTTCTTAGCGACAGTCAATATTTAATTAGGTAATTAACGCACTGTATGGCTACACAAAGAGAAGTTGCAGACCATTTGGACTTATCAGTCAAAAGAGTCTCAGAATTGATTAGAGATGGCGTATTGCCCTCAAAAATGGGTAGAAGTCCACTCAACTTAGATGTTTGCAGAGTTGCTTACATCTCCTACCTTAGAAAACTAGGTGGATACAATAAAAGAAGCGGTACTGGTGATATTGCTGAAGAAAAAACTAAACTTACTGCAGCTCAAGCTAGAAAGGCTGAGTTAGAAGTAGAAGAGATGGAAGCTAAACTTATACCAGCACAACTAGTTGAAGATACTTGGGTTGATTATGTAGCTAATGCAAGAGCAAAGCTATTAGGACTACCTTCAAGAATCGCACATCAAGTCATTACAGTGGATAAATACGCTGAAGCAGAATTAATAATAAAAGAACAAGTGCATGAAGCACTAAACGAGTTAGCTCAAGATGGAATACCTCAAAAATATAGAAAAGGTGATACAGGAGACCAATCAGACTTGGACTCCACCACCCAATCTGAAGATAAGTAACTGGGCAGATACCTACAGAAGATTATCACCTGAGTCTTCAGCAGAAGCTGGTCAGTGGAGAACTGATAGAGCACCATTTCAAAGAGAGATAATGGATTCTTTCAATGACCCTGATATACAGCGAATTGTGTTCCTTAAATCTTCGCAAGTTGGTGCTACCGAAATTTTATTAAATGTTATTGGTTATTACATAGACCAAGACCCAGCACCATTACTGATAATGCAACCAACACTTCAGATGGCTCAAGCATTTAGTAAAGATAGATTAGCTATGATGATAAGAGATTCTGAAAAGATAAGGGATTGTGTTAAAGACCCAAGAAGTAGAGATAGTGGTAATACAGTTTTATCTAAAAAGTTTGCTGGTGGTAATCTAAACATTGTTGGTTCTAATTCTGCATCAGGATTAGCATCAAGACCAATAAGAATTGTTTTAGCAGATGAGTGTGATAGATATGAAGCATCAGCAGGTGCAGAAGGTGACCCAATATCACTAGCAACAAAGAGAACAACTACTTTTTGGAATAAGAAGATTTATCTATGCTCTACCCCAACAATAAAAGGATTATCAAGAATAGAAACAGCTTTTGAAGAATCAGATAAGCGTTACTATCATGTACCTTGTCCTGAATGTAATCATAAACAGGTCTTAAAATGGAAAAACGTAGTTTGGGAAGAAGATAAACCTGAAACAGCTAATTATGCATGTGAAGAATGTGGCTCTATTATTGATGAGTCTAAAAAGCAATGGATGTTAAAGAATGGTGAATGGATAGCATCAGCACCTAAATCAGATACAGCAGGATTCCATATATCTGAGCTATATTCACCTTGGTCTACTTGGGCGGATATGGCTAAATCATTTCTTGAAGCTAAAAAGAATCCTGAAATGCTAAAGACTTGGGTAAATACTGCTTTAGGCGAATCTTGGGAAGAGCAAGGAGAAGCTGTTGAATATGAAACACTATTAGAACGCAGATTGAATTATGATTATACGACTATACCTGAAGATGTATTAGTTTTAACTGCTGGTGTTGATACACAGAAAGATAGATTAGAACTGCAATTAGTGGGATGGGGTAAGAATTATGAAGCGTGGGTCTGTGACTATAAGATATTTTGGGGTGACCCAAATGCTCAGAATGTTTGGTCAGATTTAGATGCTTATTTAAAAAAACGATTTAAGACTGAATCTGAAAGATTAATACCTATATCATGTTGCACTGTTGACTCAGGTGGGCATCATACCAACATGGTTTATCAATTTACCAAGCCAAGACAAGCTAGAAGAATATTTGCAATCAAAGGTTTATCTCAAGCTGGTAAACCAATAGCTAATAGACCTACATTTGTTGGCAAAAATAGAGCAGTACTTTATGGTGTTGGTACAGATAGTGCAAAAGAAGCGATATTTGCTAGATTATCTACTGAACCTGAAAGCACTACTCTGCATTTTTGCTCAGACCTTGATGAAGAGTACTTTAAACAGCTAACAGCAGAAAAAAGAATCACAAAGTTTGTAAGAGGTAGAAAATCACTGGTTTGGAAGCAAGTTAGGCCAAGAAACGAAGCATTAGATACATTGGTTTATAACTTTGCTGCTATTTATATTTTAAATCCTAACTATGACTCTATCGAGAACAAAATACTTACTCAAGAGTCACAACCGCAACAAAAAAGGCAAAATAGACCACAAAAAGGCATAAATAGAGGAAATTTCGCTACTTCTTGGAAATAATTGTTGTTTTTTCATTAAAACTATATACATTTATATATTTATAGGTAATATAGGTAGTATGTTAAACAAAAAGGAGTCAAACATGGAATACAAAATAATTAAAAAAACTGAAAATCTTAGAGAAGCTGTAGAAACAGCTAATAACATTTTAAAAGCAAATGGTAAATTAGGACTATTTGATGGATATTCTAATGAGCTAGATTTTAAAGATAATTTCTTTGATAGACATGGAATACTAGCTTTAGTAACTGAGGATGGTAAAGTTTTACAAGTTACTGATTGTAACAAACATGGCTTATACATGAATGAACTAACTTGCGGAACTGTACTTACAGGTGGTGATAAACATTTATCAACAGCACATCATAAAGATAATGTTGTTACTATTAAGCATTATCCTGAAATAGCTTTAACTGAACAAGTTAGAGAAGAAGCTAGAAAATCTAAAAAAATAATTTTTACTTCATAATCTCACCCAAAACCATAAAAGGCTCTTAATTGAGCCTTTTTTATTTTTTCCCTTTTTTATATTGACAATACCCTAATAAACCTTAGTGTTAGATGTAGATATATCTAAAACATTTATGAGGTTTTTGCTTGAGCAACAAATTTGATTCAACAAACTATCCATCTCAAGTTCCTACTGAATTGCAGTTGGGAGACTTTTGGGCATGGAAAAGAGACGATTTATCAGAAGACTATCCAGTAGCATCTTATTCATTATCTTATGAGTTTAATTTAATTGATGGGTCTACAGCTTCTAACTTTACAATAGAAGCTACTGAGTCTAATGATACTTACATTATAGAAGCAAGTAGCACATCTTCTTATACAAAAGGTAACTATAACTGGGTTTCTTATATAACAAGAACATCTGACTCAGCAAGAGTTAAGTTAGAAGAAGGGTTTGTAGAAATACAAGATAATTATGCTACCACATCAGCTTCAGTTAGAAGTCATGCAAAAATTGTTTTAGATTCAATAGAAGCTGTTATAGAAAATAGAGCAAACATTGACCAATCATCTATGTCTATAGCTGGAAGGTCATTATCAAGAATGTCTGTAGACGAACTTTTAACTTTTAGAGCTAGATATAAAGCCGAATACTTAAAAGAAGTTAAACAATTAAGAATTAAAAACAAAAGAGGGTCAGGAAATACACCCAAGGTAAGGTTTGTAAAATAATGGCATGGTATAACAGAATATTAGGCATTAATGAGCCTAAAAAGAAAAAAAGACAAGCATATAGAAGAAGTTACGCTGGTGCTAATACTGGTAGACTGTTTGCAGATTTTATAACCACCTCAACTAGTGCTGATGCTGAAATAAAAGATAACATAAGAATACTCAGAGATAGAGCAAGAGAGTTAGCAAGGAACGATAGCTATATTGCAAGATACCTTAACCTGATGGTGTCTAATGTTATCGGTAAGCATGGCATAAGAGTTAGTAGCAAAAGTCGAAATGACAATGGTTCATTAGACCTTGCTGCTAACCAGCTCATTGAGTCAGCTTGGAAGGAATGGTCAAAGGTTGGTAATTGTACAACCAATGGAAGATTGTCATTCTTAGATTGTCAAAAGATATTTATTGAATCTTTATGTAGAGATGGTGAGGTCTTAATAAGAAAGATAAAAGACAGCAATTCTCCTTTTGGTTTTCAATTACAGTTTTTAGAAGCAGACCACTTAGATGAGAACAAAAACGATGTCTATAAAGCCACAGGTAATCGCATCAAGATGGGTGTTGAGGTAGATAAATATGATAAGCCAGTGGCATATCACTTATACAAAGACCATCCATACGATAGGGTTTACTTAGCTCAAGCACAACACATTAGAGTTCCTGCTGATGAGATTATCCATGCTTACCTACCTACTAGAGCAGAACAAACTAGAGGTGTTTCTTTGGTTGCTACAGCAATGGCTAATGTGAAGATGTTAAATGGTTACTTAGAAGCAGAAATAGTTGCAGCTAGAGTTGGTGCATCTAAAATGGGTTTCTTTACTTCACCTGATGGTGATGGATATGTTGGTGATGGCGAGTATGAAGATACTTTCAATCCAACAATGAACGCACAGGCTGGTGTATTTGAACAATTACCTCAAGGTATGGACTTCAAAGCATTTGACCCTACACACCCAACATCTGCTTTTGATTCATTTACAACTAGTGTTTTAAGAAGTATTGCATCAGGTTTAAATATTTCTTACCACTCATTATCTAACGACTTAACTTCAGTTAATTACTCTAGTATCAGGCAAGGTGCTTTAGAAGATAGGTCTATGTATCAGATATATCAACAATTTGTTATTGAGCATTTTGTGAACCCAGTATTTCAATCTTGGTTAGAGATGTCTATATCTACAGGTTACATCAATCTACCAATGGGTAAGTTTGATAAATTCTCTAATTCAGTAAACTTCATACCTAGAAGTTTTGCTTGGATTGACCCATTGAAAGAAATGCAGTCAAACGTACTCGGCTTACAAAATGGAACAATAAGTTATTCAGATATTGCTGCTGCTTATGGTAGAGATACTGAAGAGTTATTTGAACAACATCAAAAAGAGATAGAACTAGCTAAACAATATGGTATTGAACTAGCCTATCAACCATTTGGTGCTAAATTGCCAGTAGAAGCTAATATACAAGGCGGAGATAACGAAGATGAGTAATCCTACTCAGGGCATGAAAGAAGAAGCTCAGAGAGGTTTAGATTGGCGTGAAGAGCATGGTAGAGGTGGCACTAGGGTTGGTGCTGTAAGAGCAAGACAAATAGTAGCTGGTGAAAATCTATCTGATGAAACTATCAAAAGAATGTATAGCTTCTTCAGTAGACATGAAGTAGACAAACAAGCTGAAGGATTTAAGCAAGGTGAAGAAGGTTATCCTTCAAATGGAAGAATAGCTTGGGCATTATGGGGTGGTGATGCTGGTTATTCTTGGTCAAAAAGATTAGTAGAACAAATGAAGAAAGAACAAGAAAGAGCAGTATCAGGTAAAGCTCTTGAAATGATTAAAAACAAAGTTGAAGAACATAATGAGGAAGTTGGTGATGCTAAAACCAAAAGAACTAACGTATCTACATTATCAAAAGTTTATGAAAGAGGGATTGGTGCATATAAAACTAATCCAGCTTCAGTCAGACCATCGGTTAGTAGTCCTGAACAATGGGCAGCAGCTAGAATTAACAGTTTCTTATTTGCTTTAAGAAATGGTAAGTTCAGAAGTGGCAAACATGATACAGACCTACTACCTGAAGGACATCCTTTATCCACAAAGAATAAAGAGGAGAAAGCTATGGAAAATAAAGAAGATAGACATATCCTCAATGTTAGTGAAACAGACGATAAAGTTATTGTTGAATTTGCGAAGCATGAGGATGTAGAACATGAAGGTGATGAAGTAGAAACAACTGATGAAGTCTCTATGCTTGAATCAGATGAAGAAGAAAGAAAAGTAATTGATATGCCTATGAAATATAGAACTATTGATTTATCTAAAGCTTCTTACATTGATGAAGAAAGTAGAAGGGTTAGAGTTGGCGTTTCTAGTGAAGAACCAGTTGAAAGAAGTTTTGGTATGGAAGTACTAGGACATTCTGCTGATGATATAAACATGGAGTTTATAAACTCAGGAAGAGCACCATTATTACTTGACCATGACATGGAAAAGCAAATTGGTGTAATTGAAGAATTCAAATTAGATGAGACAGCAAAAAGGACAACTGCTGTAGTTAGATTTGGTAAATCTGCTTTAGCTCAAGAAATATTTGAAGATGTGGCTGATGGTATACGTATGAACATTTCAGTTGGCTACAGAGTCGATAAATTAACTAGAATGAACAAAGATGATGAGAATTACTATAAAGCTCAATGGACACCTATGGAAGTTTCTTCTGTATCTGTTCCTGCTGACCAGTCAAGACTTGTTGGAGTTGGTCGTTCTAAAGATAAACAAAATATTAACAATATAGAGGTAATAACAATGGAAAATAAAGATATTAATCTTGACGAAGTTAGAACTCAAACTATTGATGAAGCTAAAGCTGAATTTAAAAGAAACTCAAAAGAGATTATAGATTTAGCAGCTAGACACAATAAAAGAGATTTAGCTGACAAAGCGATTGCTGATGGTATCTCTGTTGAAGAATTTAGAGGCGTATTGCTAGAAAATATTTCTAACAACACTCCACTAGAAACTCCTTCAGAAATCGGTATGACTAAAGAAGAAGTAAGGGAATTTAGCCTAGTAAGAGCTATTCGAGCTATGGCTAATCCAAGCGATAGAAGAGCACAAGAAGAAGCTGCATTTGAATTTGAATGTTCTGCTGAAGCTGCTAGACAATATGGTAAAGATGCTCAAGGTATCATGCTACCTGCTGAAGTTCTAAGCAACTGGGGTAAAAGGGATGCTGACGTGACTGATAATGCTGGTCTAGTTGCTGAAGATTACAAAGGCTCAGACTTTATTGATATTCTCAGAAATGAGTCTTCAGTAATGAGAGCTGGTGCTACTATGCTTAGAGGATTACAAGGTAATGTTGTAATACCTAAGAAAACTGCTACTGCTGCAGCAGGTTGGATTGCTACTGAAGGTGGTACTTCAGCTTCTGAACAGCTAGAAGTTGGTTCAGTCACTATGTCACCTAAAGTAGTTGGTGCACATACAGATGTAACTAGATTATTACTACAACAATCTTCATTAGATGTTGAGAACTTAATCAGAGATGACCTAACAAAATCTATAGCTACTGCTATTGATTTAGGTGCTTTAGCTGGTTCAGGTTCAAGTGGTCAGCCTACAGGTATTGCTAATACTTCAGGTATTAACACTACTACTTTTGGTGCTGCTAACCCAACATGGGCTGAGATTGTTGCTATGGAATCTGCTGTTGCTAATGACAACGCATTAACTGGTTCTTTAAGCTACATTTGTAGACCTGCTGACTTTGGTACTTTGAAAACAACTGAAAAGGCTAGTGGTACTGCTCAGTTTGTTGTATCTCCTGATAACACTATGAATGGTTATAATGTAATCAGAAGTAATCAAGTAACAAGTGGAGATTTCTACTTTGGTAACTTTGCAGACTTATTAATTGGTATGTATGGCGGATTAGATATAACTGTAGATGCTTATAGCCTAAGTCAATCAGGTGGAGTAAGAATTGTTGCTCTACAGACTGTTGACACTGCTGTAAGACACGCAGTATCTTTCTGTAAATCTTCAGACTAATTAACTGATGCTTAAATGGAATGGGGGTAGCAATACCCCCAACTTAAATATGAAAAAATACTTAATAACAAGCGATACAATCGCAGATGGTAAAAAGGTACATGCAGGTGATGTTGTTGAATTGCCTGAAGATATTGGACATCAACTTTGCTCTTATAAGAAAGCAGAGGTTCATGTAGCAAAACCTAAAGCTAAAAAAGAAGATAGAAGCGTAGGCTTAAAAACTTCTAAAGTAAAAGCTACTAAAACTAGAGCTAAAAAATAAATCATGCCATTAGAGAGTGCTTTAGACTTTAATTCTTATGTAGATACCACAACAGGGCATGGTGTTAGTGGTTTTTTTATTGAAGTTCAAAGTGCATTATGGGATTCAAGATTAAGATTGATTGATACTTGGTACGATATTGATTCAGGTGATTCTTATCCTATAAACCTAATAATAGACCAAGAGTATTTTGCTATAGGTGGCGGTACTGTTGATGTAGATGGATTTCAACCAAGAGCAATAATAAAATCATCTGATGCACCGCATATATCTCAAGGAGATAGACTGTTAGTAAATGCAATTACTACAAACAAAGGGAACACTTTAGTTCCACAAACATTTTTCACAATTCAAACAGTAGAGCCTGACAATACAGGTTTAATTTCATTGGTTTTAGAGGAAGAATAATGTCTCAATTCATGCTTGAAACTGAAGAAGATATGTTAGGTTATCTTGATGCCGAGTATGGTCATGGAATTGATGCTGTTTATACAAGGAATGGCACATCTTCTAATATCGTTATCATTTTAAATAATGAATATGTTGAGCAAGATTTAGGAGTTGGTGTAGAAGCACTTAAACCAATGGCCACTTGTAGAAGCATAGATATTCCCAATGTTTCTTATGGAGATACTTTGAACGCCAGTGCTATAAAAGATACGAATGGGAATATATTAAAAGCAGCACAAAACTATACAATAGTTAATGTGCAAAAAGACAGAACAGGATTCACTGTTTTAATGTTAGAGGAAATATAGTGGCAAATCATATAAGACAACAAATACGAGAATATTTTGGTACTACTTTAACTGGATTATCAACAACTGGTTCTAATGTCTATGAATCAAGAATCTATCCAATAGAAAACTCTAAGTTACCAGCATTGGTTATATATACAAAGTCAGAAACATCAGAACCTATTGTTATAGGTACTGACAGAGTTATGAGTAGAGAATTATCAGTAGTGGTAGAAGGATATGCAAAAGCCACTAGTGACTTTGATGATACGATTGATACAATAAGTAAAGAAGTTGAAGAAGCAATAGCTGCTGACAGGACTCTTGATGGTAAGGCAAAAGACACTTACCTTGAATCAACTGAAATAGAGTTTAATGGTGAAGGTGAAAAACCACTAGGATATGTGAGTTTAACCTTTTTAACTAATTACTATGTTCAGGAAACTAATCCTGATGTAGCAGTATAATAGGAGATAATTATGAAATTAATTAGTCCAAATGGTAAAGTTTCTATAATAGCTCATCCCTCAAAAGTTGAGTCATTAAAGAATATGGGTTGGAAAGAAGAAGCAGTCCAGTCGAAAGACAAAATTAAATCTTCTTCTAAGAAAAAGTCGAAAGACGAGGTAGAAAATGGCAACACATAAAGGAAGTGAAGGAACTGTTAAAGTCGGTTCAAATGCTGTAGCTGAAATTAGGTCTTACTCAATCGAAGAATCTGCTGATACTTTAGAAGATACTTCAATGGGTGATTCTGCTAGAACTTATAAATCATCATTGACTTCTTTCTCAGGAAGTTTAGATGTATTTTGGGATGAGACTGATACTTCAGGTCAAGGTGCTTTAACTATTGGCTCAGAAGTAACACTTAATGTATATCCTGAAGGCGATGCATCAGGTGATACTTATTATACTGGTACAGCTATTGTTACTGGTGTTTCAAGAAGTGCATCATTTGATGGATTAGTTGAAGCAAGTGTTTCAGTACAAGGTACTGGTGCATTGACATCAACAACAGTATAAGACGATGTCAGTAATAGATAACGCAAAAAAGCATTTTGCAGAGCAGGATGTAAAAGTAATCGAAGTGCCTGAATGGGGTGAAGATGATAAACCTCTAAGAATATTCAGTAAGCCATTGACGTTAGCTGAAACTTCTAAACTTTATAAAATGAGTAAAGAAGATGATTTAACGATGATGGCTTATGTTCTTATATACAAAGCATTAGATGAGAATGGAGATAAGTTATTTGATTTAGGTGATAAAAATGCCTTATTAAATAGCGTTGATAGAGAAGTATTAGTAAGCGTTGCTACAAAAATCATGGGTCAAGAACCCATCGAGGAAACGAAAAAAAACTAATAAAGGATACTAATTTATATGTGCAATATGCACTAGCTGAAAAACTTGGAAAGACCTTAGAGGAACTCCAACAAATTAGTGTCCAAGAATATCAAGGATGGATAGCTTACTTAGAGTTAGCTGAAGAGAAAAGACAACATGGCAAATAAAAAAGTAAAGTTTGAATTAACCGCAGTTGATAAAACCAAAGCAGCATTTGATAAGGTTACTAAAGGTCTTAAAAGTGTTGGCTCTGTAGCTACTGGTGCATCTAAAGGTGTTGCTGGTATAGGGTTAGCTGCTGCTGCTTCTGCAACAGCATTAGCAGTATTGGTTGATAAATCATTTCAAGCTGTAGACGCTATTGGAAAAACATCAACTCAGACAGGTATAGCTACAGATACATTACAAGCATTTCATTTAGCTGCTAGAGAATCAGGCACTACTATAGAAGGTGCTAATACAGCTTTAATTAAATTTGCAAGAAGTGTTGGTGATGCTCAAAGAGGTGTAAAAACTCAATCAGATATATTTAAAGATTTAGGTGTTGAGTTAAGAAATGCTAATGGCTCTATGAAATCATTTGATGAGATACTAGAAGAAACAGCAAAAGGTGTAACACAACTTGGAGACCAAACAGCAAGAGCAACAGCTTTAGCCAACTTATTTGGTAGACAAGGTGTTGTATTAACTGGTGCTATCAATGATTTATCTGAAAGCGGTCTAAAGAATTTTATTACAAGAGCTAAAGAGTTAGGCATTGTTTTAAGTGAAAAAGTAATAAGAAGAACAGAAGAATTTAATGATGCTGTAGGCGTTATTAAGATGCAACTAGGTTCTTTTGTTAATAATATAACCACATCATTCTTGCCAGTATTTGAAAAAATGCAAAAATTTATAGCTGAAAAGATACAAAAAATTGTAGATGAAGCTGGTGGTATGGATAAATTAGGTGCAAAAATTGCAAAATCTATTATTGAATTTGTTGCTGTTGGTATAGAAAAACTTGGTATATTTAGAGATGAATTTTCTGCTACTTTTAAAAAGATACAAGTTAAGGTTTTAGAAACATCTAATCATTTTATTAAATTTCAACAAGCCATATTAAGCATAATGCCTAAAAAGTTTGCTGGAGAAATAGGGGATTTAGAGCTTCTACTACTAAAAAATGATGTTGCAATAAAAGATTTACAAAATAGTACTACCAATTATGGAAAAGAAGCTAAAGTAACAGCAGATGGTATAAGAAAATATAAAGATGATGTAGATGAATTAATTGGTTCTCAAGATGATGCTACAGACTCTAGTAATGGACTTGCATTAGCAACAGATAATATTGGCAAAAGTTTAACGAATATACAAAGTCCAATAGATATGTTTAAGCAACAATTAAAAGATACAGAAAAATCATTAGATAGTATTGCAGTAAATTCTATGAAGAAATTTGAAGATTCTATTGTTAATGGACTTAAGACTGGTAAGTTGGCATTTCAAGACTTTGCAACTTATGTTGTAGAGCAACTAATAAGAGTAGCTATACAACAGATAGTAGTAGCAAAATTATTAGACCCATTTAGAACTTTTATAGATGATGTCTTTAATGTTGGTGATATTGTAAAAGGAAGCTCTAAAACTTTAGAAGCACCACAAAATATATTAGAAGGATTAATGCCTGAAATATCACTTGATGGCGGTGGTTATACGGGAATGGGTGCAAGAGCAGGTGGTATAGATGGAAGGGGTGGTTTTCCAGCAATACTACATCCAAATGAAACTGTTATAGACCATACCAAAGGACAAGGTATGGGTGCTACAGTAAACTTCAACATATCAACAGTTGATGCTGCTGGATTTGACCAGTTATTATCATCAAGAAAAGGACTTATAACACAAATAATTAACAATGCCATGAATACTCAAGGCAAAATGGGGATAGTATAATGTCAGGAACTTTTCCAACAGACCCAAATTTTAAAGCCTTACAATTCAAAGACAATAGACCTATATTATTGAATCAAACTTTATCAGGCAAAAAGTCAGCAAGACAAATAGGTGCACAATACTTTTCCTTTACAGTGCAAATGCCACCAGTTGACCAATTAAAAGCACAGGAAATATTTGCATTTCTATCTAAACAAAAAGGTGGCTATGAAAACTTTGATATAACTGCACCACTAAACAACAAAGGAACTAGTCATAGTGAAACTGATATTCTTGTTAATGGTGCAACTTCAGCAGGTGCAAGTGCTGTACCTATGGATGGTTTTTCACATACTAATCATGCATTAAGAGCAGGTGACTTAATACAATTTGCAAGTCATTCAAAGGTTTATATGGTGCAGGATGAAGTAACTGCATCAGGCGGTGCTGCAACTGTTAATATCTTGCCTAACTTAGTATCTGCTCTAGCGGATAATGAAGCTGTAACTGTTAATAAACCTCTTTTTAAGGTTTATCTTGAAAATGATGAAATAATGTATTCAACAGATGCAAGTGGTTTTTACAGTATTTCATTTGATGTTAGAGAGGTTATTGAGTAATGCCAAGAAGCTTATCAACAGATTTACAAACACAAGTCTCAGCACAACAAACCAAAACAGCATTTCTTGTTGAATTAGGCTTATCTACAACGATAAGACTGACTGATTGGTATTCAGATGTTACTTATGATTCTAACTCTTATGAGGCTGGTGGTTCTTTTCTAACTGTAGATTCAGTTACAGAAACAGGTCAATTACAGATAGATGAAATCAATCTTGGTTTTTCAAATGTTACTGACCAAGTAAGAAGTTTAGTTCAAAGCGGTGCATTTACAGATAAAACAGTGGAGATATATTTAGCTTATTTTAATGAAAATGAAACTTTGGTAGGTGCTATAAATTATTTTACTGGTCAAATTAGAAGCATATCTATTTCAGAAAGTATAGATAATTCAATTATTTCTATGACCGTTGCTTCACATTGGGCAAATTGGAATTTAACAAAAGGTAGACATTATTCAGATGAATCTCAACAAGCAGAATATTCAGGTGATAGAGGTTTGGAATTTGCCACACAAGTAAAATCAGATGTAAGGTGGGGTTCATAAATGTTAAACGCTATTTTTAATTTTTTTAGAGAGATTGGCGGTGCAGTAGTTACAGCATGGAGTGAAGCTAAGACCTTAGAAAGAATAAACATGGTCTTCATGGCTGTTACCACTGCTGTAGGTGTTAAAGGCTTCTTACAAGCAAGGCAAATGCTGTCAAAAGGTCAAGACATCATGGCTAACAAGACTGCTGCTGGTGGTAAGATACCAGTCATCTATGGAACAAGAAGAGTGGGTTGTCAGGTTGTTTACATGGATACAGCACAAAACAGGTCAAAGGACTTGTTTGTTGTTTATGCAATATCAGTTGGTGAATGTTCAGAGATTGTTCCATCATCAATAGAAATAGATGGCAATAGTATTCTTGATGGAAATATTTACAAAGGCGGTGGATATGTAGGTTCGGATAGAAATGGTCAAACTGGATTTAGTCATCATCAACCATTAAATACTGCATCTCAAGTTGGTGATGTTCAATACTCAAACGCAGGTACTTTAGGTACTAATCCAGCATTAAGATATTCTTTTGTATTTAACTTGCATCATGGTGCAGACAGTCAAACAGCAGACCCTATGCTAAGAGCATCCATACCTACTGAATGGACTACAAATCATAAGTTAAATGGTATCTGTTACATAGCAGCAGCTTTTGATTACGATAAAAAGGGTATGTATAAAGGCGTACCACAAATAACAGTACAAGTTAAAGGTAAGAAAGTTTACGACCCAAGAGATACAGGTCAGACTTTTGGCGATGCTTCTACCTATCAATGGTCAAGCAATCCAGCTCTTTGTTTTCTTGATTACATTATTGATGATTCTTATGGTAAAGGTTTAGCAGAATCACAAATCAATATGACTACTATTGGTACTGCTGCTGATATATGTGACGTTAAAGTAGAACAACCTTACTATAATGATGATTATCAAGATGCCACTTGGAGTGGTGATTCAGGTGATGATTTTATTGTTATAAATGACAATTCTGATTGGTGGCAAAACAAAGTAGATGAAGTTATAGATATTAGAGATGCTAGTGATACTTTAATTTTTGATGGCGTAGATATTAAAGGTAATACACGTTATGAGTTTTATGATGCTACTCAAGAGAATAGATTATATATAGACGATACTCTATCAAGCACCTACACAAATGAAGCTGGTAGTTTTAAAGCTAAAGTTAAAAGATTTCATTGCAATGGCTATATTGACACTAATAAAAATGTCATGGATAACGCTAAAGAATTACTTGCGAATATGCGAGGTATTCTTAATTACGTTAATGGTAAATATGAATTACAAATAGAAGATACAGGCTCTTCTACATTTAGTATTACTGATGACCATATTATCGCTGATGCTGGTATATCAGTTGATTATGGTAATAAAGATAAAAAAGCAAACAAAGTTGTTGTAGAGTTTTTTAATGCAAATAAGAAATACGAACTAGATACAGCTACAGTTTTACATGATGCTACACCTGAATACTATTCAGATGATGGTGAAGTATTAGAAATAAAAGCCGAGTTCCCTTATGTAACAGACCCATATATTGCTTATAACATGGGTAAGGCTATCTTAACTAGAAGTAGAAATCAGACCACTATGCAGTTCTTAGGAACTCCTGAGATGTATAAATTGAATGTAGGAGATATTGTTGACCTTACCTATGCAGGACTTGGTTTCTCAGGCAAGGTATGCAGAGTAGAAGCATTAGAGTTACAAGCAAATGGACTTGTATCTGTTAGCTTGATTGAATATTTTGATGTCTATACATGGGAAGTACCAGCTCAAGAATCAGTTGAGATATTAGCCAAGATACCAACCATAGGTGCTTTAAAACCACCACAGGCAAACAGTATTGTATTTACAGATACTGATGCTTCAGCAATTAATAGACCTACTTTAACTTGGACTGAGCCAACTGATTTTCCAGTAAGACAATATAGAGTAGATGTAGTTGATAGTTCAGCTAACAATGTTTTTAGTAAAATAGTAGATACACCTTCAGTTGATTTGGCTTTCTTACCCAAAGGCTCTAACTATGAAGCTAGTGTCACAGCTTTCAATGGTGTTGGAATTGAATCTAACGCATCTACTAAAACATTCACCATTGCAGACGACCCAGTTAAAACAACTGAAGTAGAAATGAATGGGGTTACTATGTCAACAGTTGAGACTTATGGAACTGTATCAGGCAAATCAGGTAACTTTGTTAATTTTACTAATAAGGTCAATTTTGAAGAAATAGCTGAATTTCAAGATGGTTTGCTCGTAGATGGTGGAAGTGTTCAATTTGAAAATCCAGTTACTTTTGTAGATGGTTTTGTTGGTCAGGGTATTTTTGATATTGGAAGTGGTGCAATAGAGTTTAGTTCTTATACACCATCACCAACAACAGATAGATTATATAGAGTAGGCAATGCCTTACATTATAGCGGTGAAGAGCTTGGTAGAGTATCTAATGGCACACCAGCATCAGCTACCGCTACTGGTACTACAGGTGAAATACAATGGGATGCAAACTACATCTATGTATGTGTTGCAACAAACACATGGAAGAGGGTAGCGATAAGCACATGGTAATAGTAAACTAATAAGACACAGAGATTTAATATGGCACAACACGATTACAACTTAGCAAACCAATCAGGGGCAGATTTTAGAGCAGATTTAAACAATGCTTTATCTGCTATAGTAACAGTCAATAGCGGTGCTACAGCACCTTCTACCACCTTTGCACATCAATTATGGGTAGATACTTCAAGCAATGTTTTAAAGATAAGAAATGCAGCTAATGATGCTTGGGTTACAACTGGTCTAAGTATTACAGCAGATAATACATTTGATATTAATGGCGGAACTATTAATGGCATAACAGCACTAAGTTTCTCAACAGGTGCTAGTGTTACTAGTATTTTAGATGAAGATAACTTAGGTTCTGATTCTGCTACTGCTTTAGCAACTCAACAATCAATTAAGGCTTATGTAGATAGTCAAGTTGGTAGTGTAGATACACTAGCTGAAATACTTTTAAATGGTAATACTACAGGCGGTACTGATATTGCTTTTGGCGATAATGATAAAGCCATATTCGGTACAGGCTCAGATTTAGAAATCTACCATGATGGTAGTAATAGTTATATAAGAGATACTGGCACTGGAACACTTCGCATACAGGGAAGCTCTAGTATTCTTATGCAAAAACTAGATGGCGAAATAATGATGATTGCTCGTGAAGACGGTGCAGTTGAATTAAATCACAATGGTTCACAAAAAATTAAAACAACCTCAGCAGGCATAGACGTAACAGGAACAGTTACAAGTGATGGGTTGACTGTAGATGGCACTACTTTTAACTTTAATAAAACAACTAGTGGTTTAGGCGGTATTTATTTTAATGATGCTTCAAATAATGGAAGTGCTGTTTTATCAAATGGCTCAAATGCACAGGCATTACGTTTATGGACTGACAGAACTGATGCTTCTAATTTTGGTTATCTTGAAGTTGTAGATGGTGCTTCAGCTAAAAGATTATTATTAGTTGATGATTCAGGAGACATCTCCTTCTATGACGATACAGGCTCAACTCAAGGTTTATTTTGGGATGCTAGTGCTGAATCACTTGGTATTGGCACAACTTCGCCAAGCTCTACTTTACATTTAAGAGATACAGCAGCACAAATAAAAATAAATTCTGATAATGGTCAATCAGCTTATTTAACTTTTGGTGATGCAAACGATGGCACAAGAGGTGGATTAGAATATACTTCTACAGATGATTTAAAATTTCAAACCAATAATATGGTTGACCAAATGGTCATTCGTTATACTGGAGACGTTGGAATAGGAACTGCTTCGCCAAGTGACAAGTTAGAAGTTTATAATAATGGTGCAGACGTTGCTTTAAAAATACATGAAGATGCAGGAACACATGCATCAAGAATACATTTAAGGTCAGGTACTACTGATACTTACATACAAAATAGAGATGCCACTAATGGCTTTGAAATTAGAACAGAAAGCAATATTTCAACTTCTGATAATGCTGCTTTATCAATATCAAATATGGGTGTTGCTAACTTTGGTTACAATGTTGGAATTGGCACAACTTCACCTGATACTATTTTAGAAGCTGAAGGTGCAACCGCAGAAATTAGAGTAACAGCTACAACTACTAATGGCGGTATTGGTTTACATGCTTTAAGCACTAATGCTTCTACTAGAAACTGGGATATTAGAAGTAACTCTAGTGGATTAGGAACACTTGATTTTAGATATGGTTCATCGCAAGGTGCAGCAC